TAGTCCAACGGTTAGCATAGTAATCACGGAATGCGTTTACATCAAACGGAGCAGGAACACCAGTAAGACGTACACCATAATCACCTGGAGTTGCTACAAGACCTGCTTGAGTAGCCGCAGTAGTACCGCCTGCTACTAATTCTGTTTCTCCTTGGTAAGCATAGTTTAAAGTAATGCTTGTAGTAGAAGATGCAGTGATTTTGTATGCTACGTTAAGAATACGAATGATAGACCCTACTGTAGGAGCGGTAACTGTAGATGGAACACCAGCGTTGTCAGTAAACAAAGCTACTTTAGAACCTTTAGTTACAGAAAGGTGTGTAGCTGTTCCTGTCCAGTCTGCTTGTGTACCAGCAACTACTGCTTCAAATTTCAAGTAACCATTAGCTGGCTCTTGAGCAAAGTTTTTCAAACCACTTTTTACCAAAGCAAAAGCAAGTTCTTCTTGTGTACCAGAAGAATCAGTTTTAACTGGACCTGCGAACAAGCTCATAGGTTGTGAACGGTTAGCAGCGTCGTTATCGCGCTTGCGAACTTTGATCCAGAAATCAGAGTTGTTTGCTACAGGAAGCGAGCCAGTAGTCAAATTGTAACCAACATAAGTTACTTGCTGTACAGCAGCTTTGTGCTTAGCAATAGTGAAAGTCGTGCTACCTTTAGTAATAGCAGGAGATTTCATTAAAGGCTGATTAGCACCTTTGCCTTGTACTACAAAGTACTTGTCTGTTGCTGCCAAAGCCGTATAAGCAGCTGCGCTTAAACGACGAAGGCCCATATCGCAAAGTACTACAGCACCTGCTGGCAAGTTAGCATTTGTAATAACCGTACCTTCTGCAGGAAGCGCAGATGTGGCTACGTTTACATCGTTTAGTATTACACTAAACACGTTGTTTGCTTTTCTAAACATTTTGTTTAAATTTTAAATTAATAATTGTTTTTTTTATTCTAAATCTTTAAACGGCTCTACCGTTTGTACTTTTTGTTCTTTAACACGTTGCATCATAAGATCTGTAGCAATATCAACAATAACTCTGTGGGTCGATTCGTCAAGCTCACAGTTTTGTTGATTTGCTGGTGTATCTCGGTCAACATTAATGTTAGATGGATTCTTTAAATATCGCATATGATAAGTGACGATATTAAAGGTGCCATCTGTTAGTACTTCATGACGTTTAGCTGTAGCAGGTTGTAAGGGGTTAATACCCGATGTTTGTCTGCTATATTCTATACGCCATACTCTACTATCACCATAAGATTTGTAAAACGGTTTCTTGTACTTACTCCAATTAAAGCGTTGAACTTCGTTGTGAGCAATAGTCAAGACATACGCATAAATAGGGTAAGTAGTCGCGCATTCTGTTTTATCAATTACACATTCTTCAAAGATTGTGTACATATGGTCGGACGGTAAATCAAAGAACTTCCCTTGTATGTTAGAGTTACTTAAGACTCCTACTTGTGAAGCTGAAACTGGGAGTGAGGCAGCGTCTTTTATTAACGCTGCCAATCCCTGATTTCTTATTTCAATTTCCTCAAAGCCTTTGCCTTTTCGGTTATTTACTTCATCGTAAAACTTTTTAACGTAGAAATTAGTAGCCTCCGTTAGGACAGAAGATAATTCAAAATCTTCATATCCTGGAGAACCAAAGCTGTCTGAACGATCAAGCTTTAATTCTAATTCGTTGGCCATTTCATTTGCCGTCATTGTTATTTACGTTTAGTTAATTCAATTTTTGCTTTAACGCGAAGCTTTACTTCTTGGTTATCTGGGTTAAGAAGATAGTTGATAACATCAGTTAAATCACCTAACTCTGAACCATTATCAAGAGTGTATCGTTTTTCGCCTTTGCGGATAATTGCACCAGCTTCAACAGCCTCCTGTACAAAGATACGCTCATTATATTGTGGATGGTTTACAATCTCTAAGAAATATCTTGGATCGTTTTCAACAATTTTTGCTACTTCAGATTTTAACCAAGTTTCATTAGCGCTAACTGGGATTGTACGTCCAAGAGATTTGATAAAGCCGATAGTTGCTACGCTGCTGTTAGTAACCTCAGCATACTTCACATATGCCTGTGCTTTAAGGTCTGCTTCTTCTAGTTTCTTAGAAGTTACTTTGCTTTCATCAACAATCATAAACTCATAGGTTGCTTTGTTGATTCTTTCATCGTAAGAAGGAGATACCAACATCTTATTAGAAATAAGAATAAGATACTTTAACATATCTAAAGGTAAATTTAGATTTAATGTTGTTCCTTCTTTTGTAAGAATAACTCGGCCTCTACGATCCGTTCTCCAGAAGTTTTTCTCAACTGGAAGAGTAGGATTAAGATCCACACCTAATTCTTTTTCAAAGAACTCTTTTTGAGTCATTCCGTTAGGAAATGTCTCCATGTATTTCTGAACTTTCACACGTGTGATGTCGTCCATAATTACTTTAACTCCTCCACCTCGTGTCTCACTATTGAGAGGAACTTGGTAGCTTCGTTTTGTTTTGTTGTACATGAACGGGTCTTTTAACTTTTCCTGTCCTTGTACTAGTAGGTTACTCCATTTGCCCGAAGATTCTACTGGTCTAATTGCTACAATTCTGTCTTGTAGAAATGTACCGTATACTATTTTTTCTTTACTTGCTGTCTCCATTTTTGCTGTCTTTATTTATTTAATTCTCTTTAAAAAAAGGGACCCTTGAGGCTTTCAACTCCCAAGGGAACCCCCTTTCTATAGTAGGTAGTTATTATCTTTCAACAACCAAACGTAGGTCAACTACTTTAGTTGGATCTTCGATCATCATACCACCCCATTTCTGAATGTGTACTTCGTACCCGTCTACACGTGAAGCTACCATTTTTGGTGAGCCTTTACCTGCAGGAGAGAACGGATCACGCATACCAGGGATGTATGCCCAGTTGTAATCTGGAACTCCTTTTGGTTTAACGCGGTAGATACCAGCGTTGTCACCATAGTCAAGAGCTAAGATACGGTGAGACTCAACAATACCTTTTCCATCTGGGTGACGTTGTGGGAAGTATACGTCATCATCGAAGAAATCAACGATTTCAACCATAATAGTAACACCGTTATACCACTCATAAACGTTCCACTGTGGCTCCATAAGACCTTTAGTGTTTTTGCCACCGAGGTTACCTGGGTTAGTATTAGAAGTCAAGAATTTATCAGAGATAACTGTAAATTTACCGCTACCAGATTTAGCATTGATTTGCTTAGAGATTTCGATGGCACCGAATTCACCTGTTAACAAGTGGATAGTACGTTTGCCACGCTCAAGTTTACCAACACCCATATCCAACAACAACTCTAAATGCCAGTCAAGGTCGTAAGTGTTGTAGTAGTGTACGTTTGAAGGAGCAATTTGATCAAAGAAACCTGCACCAGACTCAATAGCATATTTCGTCTTATCGTCTTTGTTCAAGTACTTGTGATCAGAAGTCCAGTTTTTCTTACCGTACATCAACATACGAGCGAACATTTCTTCTGCTTGGTGGTGTGCTACCAAATCTTGGTAGTTGATCCAGATAGATTCTTGTTGGCCTTTGTAGTTAAATCCGAACTCAAGTGGTTCGTTTTTACCTTTGTTGATAGTGTTACCTGCTACTTCATACTCCATACGAAGTGTAGAAGGACGGTTTTCCATTCTCCAAGGAGATGTGAAGTAAGGCTTCGCACCTTGGTAAGAAAGAGTTGAAGGAGAAAGAGAGTAGAACTTAGACCAACGTGTACCAATAGCCAATTCCTCAGAAGGAACAGTTTTGTTAGCGTTGTCAGTTACTAATTCAACTTCAAACTTGTAACGCGAACCAGCGTCCATAGCACGTTTTACCAACAAGTGGTAATCGTCTACTTCACCACGAAGAACGTTAGTTTCTTCGAATAAAGGTTCGTCAAAGATTAAGTAGAAACGCTCACCGTTAGATCCTACGTTTGCTGGGAAAGTACCAGCAGAAATAGAAGCACCAGAGATTGTTTCTGCATCAACTAAAGGCAAGTTTTTGTCGTGTTGACCTTGCAACATCCAGTTGTAGAAACCGTTTTCTTGTTCCACCTCTTTAACAGGGAAACGATCAACGAATTCACGAAGTTTACCTTGGAGATTAGTTTTGTAGATCTCTTTGATCACATTACTAATCAACTGCGGTTTTTGCTGATACAAAGAGTAGAAGTGATTATCAGTCACTAACCCGTTGTAATCTTTAGCCTCATACCGTTGTAATGGGAGTAATTGAGCCATTTTGTTTTGTTTTTAAATTATTAGACGAATTATATTTATTTTTTACTAAATGCGTTTTCTAACATAGAAAGCAAACCTTCTGTTTTCTGAGAAGTCTCTACAGAAGTATTACGTCCTACGCCACGTTGTTCTTCAGCTGCAATAACTTTATCAAGTTCGTTAATTGCTGCTGTCTTAGCAACGTTTTTTAATTTAGAGATATCAGGCTTAAACTTACCCTCTTTATCTAAATTAAATAATCCAATAGTGTCGTAGTAGTTAATTAACATCTCAAACTCTACAGGATTACGTTTTTGTTTGTACATCAAGCTATTGTACTCTGTTCCTGATTCAGGATCTTTATGAACAGGAGTCATAATGTTAGCTTTCAGTTTTTCTTTTGCTATTTTGTTGAGGTTTAAGCCATCAATAAAAGCGTCACGAGATTCAATGTTTTGTACAAGACTGTCAAACATTTTAGTCTGTGCTTCTATCTCAGCTTTAGTCTTAGTTTCTTTTTCTAATCTTGCACCTTCTACTACATCGTTTGCTTGCTTGCGTAACTCAGGAATAGCTTTCAAAGATTTCTCTTGTAACTTATTCATTTGTTCTGCATCGTTGATAGCTTCTATAGCATCTTGATCAGAAAAGTTTTTAGACTTGAGCAATTCAAAGTAAATCTGTTTTTGGAGATTTACGTCGGATTGCACATCCTCAGCTTTAACACTATCAAAGAACTCTAATCGTTGTGCCATCAATATGGCTTGATCAGTTGCGTCAAAAGCGTCTTCTATTTCTAAGAAGCGTTTTTTAGTTGAATCTAGTGACTTCTTCCAGTTTTCTTGATTCTGTTTTACTCCAGTCTCAACTGTTTTAGAAACTAAATCCTTAATAGTATCCAAAGTACCTGGTAGCTCATCTAGCTTCTCTACTTCTTCTACTGTTAGAACTCCAGAAGTTACTAACTCCTTCATCAGCGCTTTATACACTGCTTCGTTCTTGGTTAACCCTTCTGTACTATCTCCTTTAGTAGAGTTGGATACTTTATTTTCACCAGCGCCTTCACCTGTTTCTGTGATTACTGGGGCAAATAATGATGCAGGCTCTTCAGTACTTTCTGAACCTGCTGAGGTTCCTTCTTCTCCGCTTTCTGTGGCTACTGCCTTGTTTAATTCTTCAGGCGACATAATCTGTAGCCCTTCAAATAATTCGTTACTCTCCATTTTGCTGTCGTTAATTGGTTACAATATTAAAATTATTTTTATAAATAGGGCCTAAAATCTTTATTAGAGGTTCTATAGCCCTATAGCTTTTTATTTACTAGCAGTACTTTGCTTCTTTTTAATGGCAAGCTCTTTTGCTTTGAGCTCTTCAGCAACAAGGTTAGCGCGAGTCTTTTCTGCTAATTCTTCTTCTTTTATTCGAATCTGATTAATCTTATAGTTTTCATCAATATCTGTGCGACGGATGTCGATATAATCGTCAATACCGTTTTTGTCTGTGTCTACGCGATCCTGTTCTAAACCATTAGCTCTAGCATCGCGAACATCAGCACCCATCTCTTTAATCTTAGCGATCTCTAAGTTAGTTGCCATCTTCTCGCGCTCGATGCTAACAACATCATTATGTCGTTTAACTTCAAAGTCAAGAAGTGCTTTCTTAGCCTGGTTGTCAAGTTCTGTAGCTTGTTGTGCTTGTTGGAGTTTTGCTTGCTCCATTTTATCAGTTTCTTCTTTGATACGTTCAGCAGAATCTTGTAGACGACGTGCGATATCTTGTACAGATTCAGATTGCGAAATAGCAATAAGGTCTGAGATAGTAGCTTGACCATTTTGGATAGCTGCTTGAGAAAGTGCACGTAAGTCTTCGTAAAGCTTAGTATCGTTAGTAGAGTTAGATACGTGTAGGTCGTAGTCTGTAGCAACAAACTCGTCAAACTGTGATACAAACTCTTGTCCCATATCGTCAAGTAAAAACTGTCCTTTTTTAGGATTAGACTTGTAAGCAAACTTACAGCATTCTAAGAATTTAGTAAGTACTCGTTTGCGGAAGTTAGCATCAATAGCAAACCACTTTTCAGTAATGTGAGATATCTGCGTTACTTCTTGACTAACGTTAGCTACAGCAGCACGCTCTTGTACTTGACCTTCACGCGCGCCTGAGACTCCAGCAAGTTTGCCAAGTGTATTTTCGATATCAAGCAGTAGGTTAGTGTACATGCCGATAGCGTTAGGGTCGCCCATCTGAATTTGTTGAGCAGTAAGCTGGTTAAAGGCACCTGCAGATTTACCCTGTGACGGACCTTTGAGAATCTCGTTAGTAGGATCCAACCACGCAAGCTTATTAATAGTAACATAGCGCATCCACTCTTTTGGATCCCAGCCTGAAGGAATCAGAGAAGAGTTAATAGCAGTAAAGGACCCCTTGTATGTAGCGATCTCTAGTTCGCGCTTGTAGTAGGCGATATCATAAGAGTAAGCAAGAGGCTTCATCACGTCCATAAGAGATTGGACTTTGTAATCATTGGTAGAGTTAACAG